GAAAAAAATAATGAAAGAATGACTGATTCAACAGTTTTATTAAAATCAAGAGATAAACGAGAACATGATATTCTATTTGAACCAAGAGATGGTGAAGAAATGGAATATGCAACGTTACATAAAATACCTGTACATAAATATTCTGATTTGTGTGAACTTGCTGCAAAACATGGTCCATCTAGATTGTTAGCACATATGTTTAAAAAATCCAAAAAACATATAGTTCTATTACAAGATCCATCGAATATGAATTCAGGACATTGGATTTCAATTTCATGTGAACCTAAAAGAAAACAAATGTATTTTTTCAGCACATACGGTGGAAAACCAGATATTGAAAAAATGAAATGGATTCCTGAAGATGATTTAATTCAAAGCAATCAAATTGCAAATATTTTTTTAGATGGGTTAAGAGAATTTCAAAAAAATGGTTGGGAAATTCATTATAATGATTACCCTTATCAAAAAGAAGGAGATAATACTGCTACTTGTGGAATTTATACTGTTGCTTTTTTAAGAAGTGGAAAAACACCTGATGAATTTAAAAATGAAACTTTAAAATTAATGAAAAATAATATCAACCCTGCGGTGTTTTATTTTGATAAATATTTTTAATTGAAGGAATGATAGTTGTTAAAAATAAACATATTCCAGCATTTTCTAAAGTAAAAGTTGATAAATCTTCTATTTTAATAGCAGAAACAGATACAGGTGATTTAGCGTATTATACAACAAAATTAAAAGGTAAAAAACGAGCAAGAGATTATGAATCTGATTCTGATGATTCAGATAGTGATGATGATAATGGGTTTGATTTCGATGATGGTGATGCTGGTTTATTTAAATTTGCATATTCAAAACCTGTTGAAAGTTTAACAAGAGCGCAATGGCGTCCACATTTTAATGATCGTATGACTGTTTTTATTGCTGGAGCACCAGGTGCAGGTAAAAGTTATTTAGCGAAAGAATTAATTAGTTTATTACCTCCTAATATCCCAATTTTATTATTTACTGCTTTACAAGAAAGTGATGGCAATTTTAAAGAATTAGGTGAAGAAAGATTAGTTAAAATTAAAATGACAGCTGAAAATTTATCTAAAATAAACTTGGCTGAAATTAGAAAAAGATCTGGAACTGATCAAGCACTTTTATTATTTGATGATGTCGACAAAATTAGAGAACCTAAAGTACAAAATGCTACATTTGCTATTATGAATGATGCTTTAGCTAATGGAAGAGGTCATGAAAAACATGATGGAAAAGGTGATATTCATGTAATTTGTACTTCTCACGCGTTAAATGATTATATAAAAACAAAATATGCATTTGAAAATTCGAATTATGTCGCAATGTTCCCTGGAGCAACACCTCCATTACAAATGTATCGTATGTTTGATAAATTGGGGTTAGATAAAGAAATATGTAAAAAATTAATTAAATTAGCAAGATTGCAAAAGATAAGAAGTGTCATAGTACATAAAACTGTACCGATGTATTTAATATTTGGTGATAAAATAATGTTAATTTAAAAAATAGAAAAAAATTTTTTTTATCTTTTTTATAGATTTTAAAAAATTCGTTAAATAACATATAATTTGGTTGTTCTACAAAACATTCATATACACGCGGATTTAATTTTAATTCAATAAAATTGTTTCCTTTTTCTTCGGTATAAAGTCTTCTGAGTTCACTAGGATTTTCATTTTTCCCACATATAACATATACTCCAGGTTGATAACCATAACCAGTACTACTATCATACAAATTACGTGGAGCAACACCTGAAATAAAAACAATATTTATTTTATCCAAAATAGAACTAAAGTTATGTTGAATATAACTTAATACTCCGTCTGTTACCCCATTTCCTCGACTTATAGTATCAACCATATCCACATTTTCACAACATGATTCGCAAGCACCTCTACTTGCATATACTTCATGCAAATCGTATAACGAAGCGTTCATTTTTTTTTGACAATAAAAAAATAAAATTAATTTAAAAATATTTTTTTGTTTAAATGTATAAAATATTTTCTTAATTTAGATTTTCAGAGTTAAATTTCAGCATGAAGAATTATTTTGAAATAATAATGGAATTGTTATTGCTAAAATAATTACAATAAACAATGCGCAAATAGAAGAAATTGCACCAAATGGAGATTTAGATGCTTGTTCATATATACGTTCGTAGAATGATTTAGAAACGTGTACAGTTGGATTTAAATTTTCCAACTCAATTGTAGTTTGTTGTTTGGATTCAGTCATTCCATAAAAAAATTATGCAATATAATAACTAATTCCAAAAGTTAATTGTAAGCTGAAAACACCGTTTTTAGGAATATACATTTGATGTAATCTT